GCAGTATTCCAGCAACTCCAACGTGAGAGCTTCCCGCACGTAGGCATTGTTGTTGTTGCCGTCCGGCAGAACCTCGAATCCGGTCTTCGGGATGAAGAAGGATACGTCGGTACCCTTGATGACGATTTGCTGACCGGGGGTGAGGTCTTTGCCGGTGGACTTGAGGAACGTCGGGCAGTTCTTGTTTGCCTGCTCGGCATTGTAGACCCGAACCACGAGGTACTGATTGGAACGCAGGTGGTGACCCGAGATGGCTTGGGCTACCTGTCCGGGCCAGAGCGGCATGGTCGCCGGACCGAGGATGTTAATCTTGCGTCCGACTTCCAAACTGATGGGATTATTGCTTCCCGCCTTGGGGAAAGTCAACTCTCCCTTGTTGTCGATGGCGGGATTTTCGAGAACCAAGTAGTGTCCCTCGGGGACCAGCGGGTTTTGCTTGATGGCTTCGGTAAGCTGGACTTGGGTGAAGGTGTCGGTTTCCTTGTTGTAGGTGACCGGGCGGTCGTTGCCTGACAAAGCGAGGACATACGGCCCGGCATAGACCGAGACAGTGCCCTTTGTGGCGTCCTGAATGAAGGCATACTGGTTTTGGGCAAGCACCAGTTGACCCTGAATCTCTGGCATGATTCCTCCGCAAGTTTTCTAAAGTAGAGACCCGAGTACAAAGGGTCATCACAAGATGATACTCACTTTTGCGGATTATAACCGGTTTTTCTTTACGGCGGAGATGGTATTATGGGGTATGGTTCCTACACACGATGACATGTTCCGGTATCTCGATAGTCTCAAAAGCCACGGGCAGAGCGTTCACGATAAAGACTCTCGTAAGTTGGCGACGATGTTTGCCACTACCCTACATTACCCACCAATGTATACGGATGCCCAAATCGTCGCTTATGCGCAATGGGCGGATGAGTGGAAAGAACAGACCAGAGTCGGCTGCGTTTGACGTATTATCGCTATGTGGAGGGATGCCCGCTGCACTCTTAACAAGCCCCTGTGGATGGTCATTCCACCCGAGGGCGTCCACATTTCCTGTCCTGTGCATCCGGGCGGTCATCACATTTTTGGTTCGCCAATAATGTGGTAAAAACTGGTATTATGTACCATGGGCTTAACCACAGAGTTGGACTTTTCCATCAAGCGTACCAACAACTTGATTGGTGAACTGCAAGAGTTGGTCACAAAGAAGTGGTATGTCGTCGGCTATATGTTCAGCCCCGATTTCTCCAAGATTGTTCTCATTCGCAAAAACCGGCCATCATGGCAATATGGGTTGCTCAACGGAGTGGGCGGGAAGGTAGAGAAAGATGAAGACCCCCTCGGTGCCATGAGCCGGGAATTTTTCGAGGAGACAGGGGTTTGGCACACCGATTGGAAAACCATCTGCACCTTGGACTTCCCCGAAGCACGAGTGTGGTTCTTCTGGACCGTCAGTCCCGCCTATGACAAGGTAGCAACTCAAACTGATGAAACCGTGGGCATCCACGTGGTACGGGACCTACAAGACTACACCGACTTAGTTCACAACGCCAACTGGATTATCGCCATGGCACTCTCATTCCAGCGGGGCGAGCGGGCAGACAGCTTTAACGTTAAGGAGATTTATAATGTTCGACCGGATGGGGAAGTTTCCTCCTGAGTATCGGGAGACGAAGTACATGCTGGAACCCCTGCACGTCGGAGTTAGCCGTGTGTTTGTACAGGGTGATGAAGAGAATGACCGGCTTATTGAAGACCTCAACAAAATGCCGCAGGTCAAGAACACCCTGAAATTGCATACCCGGTTGGAACACACCATGCGAGCCATGGTGATGAACCTGACGGCGTGGATTCTCCGGGATAGCAACAAACATGAGACCGGAACCAAAACGGTCACAGAAACTCTGGCGCTGCCAGAGACGTGGTGGGATATGTTGAAACAACATCCGAAGTTCCCCAAGTGGTTTGTCAAACGGTATCCACCCAAGGTTATCACCAAGAGCTTTGATTTCACGGTGAATTTTGAGAAGGAAGTTCGGGTGTGTCCGCACGCCGATATAGAATTCCGGGACCCTATGCACATGTACTTCATGGCCTTTGAAACGCCCTCGGGTCCACTAAAAATTCCCCCGGAGGCGGTTGCTGCGGACGGCTTCATTCACGTTGAAGTCTACGGAGACACTACCTGCGACCAGAAACGGCACCTACAGGGATTCAGCGGCGAGATGGTCATCTACCCGACCTTCAATCGTGCCCGAGTCAAGATTCTTCTTGAACATGCTGATAAGGCAATCCGTTGGTTGAACTCCCAGTCTGACCTTCACTATGAAATCGTGATGCCCGATGCGGTGAAGGCGAAGAAGGAAAAAGAAACCTTTCCCATACATGACGGTGTCCCATGTCCCAAGTGCGGTGTAGGAACTGACACCAACGGGGATGGAGATTGTCTCTTCTGTGGCGGGCATAACATCAGTATGCGAAAGGACTTACTCCCCAAGTAAGTGAACGACGACTCGCCAGATAAGTAGGCGAACGGTGACATATGAAAAATATCAAGGTCAAAGAGTTAATTGAACGTCTAAAGCGGGTTAACCCCGAGGCGGACTTCCAAGTTATCGCCTTGAACTACCCGCAGGAATTTACATTCACTTGTAGCGGTGGGGACGGATGCAGCAATAAAGATTGCGACAGCTTTGGTCCAGACATCAGTATGCTCCACCGGGGTGACGGAACTTATATCCGGGGGCGGGGGGATGAGGTGGAACAACCGAAGACCTACACCCACGATGAGTTTGTAGACAAGATTGCCGCCACGCTGGAGGAAGTAGCCAAACAACTACCCACGGAAGAAACGTTTTGATTATCCGACTGGCAGAGGTCCACATTGAGGAAGACTACGACGGCGAGAAGATTCTCCGTCAGATAGAGAAGTACGCTCGCAACTGTTACAAGTCCGAAGCCAAGACCACGGACATGGATGGCACGAAGGCGTTCGTGAAGAAACTTCTCCATACCCTCAAACATGAGGGCATTGCCGACCACCATATGATTACCGTGCGGGTAGTCTGTGACCGGGGCATAAGCCATGAAATAGTCCGGCACCGCATCGCCGCTTATCTGCAAGAGTCTACCCGCTATTGCGATTATACCAAGGCGGGGCAGATTCAAGTCATCGACATCAAACAGTTCATGACCTCGGCGCAGTTCGATGTCTGGACCTATGCCATGAACGAAGCGGAAAAAGCTTACAATGAGCTTCGCCGCTTGGGGGCACGCCCGGAGATTGCTCGGTCGGTCCTTCCCAACAGTCTCAAGACCGAAATCATCATGAGCCTGAACCTCACAAGTTGGCGAAACTTCTTCAAGAAGCGGGCCTGCAACGCCGGGGCGCACGTTCAGATGAAAGAGATTGCTGTACCACTACTCAAGGAGTTCCAGAGAGTCATTCCCGTGATTTTTGATGACTTGATACCAATAATCATGCCGGAGCGACCAAAGGAGACCAGTTAGTCTAAAGACCCCAGCACATTTGACTATGCAATCCTTATACAGAAGGTATAGCAATGAATTACCAGAAAATCTACTACCAGCTTATAGATAAAGCTAAGAACAGCCCTCTTGAGCTAAGTAGATATTATGAATCTCATCACATAATCCCCCAATCCTTGGGTGGTAGCTCTCGGAAAGACAACTTGGTGTGGCTAACTGGAAAGCAGCACTTCATTGCTCACCGTCTTCTAGCCAAGTTTACCGAAGGTAGAAACCGATGTAAAATGATTCTGGCTTTGCATAGATTTCTACATAGCAAGAACTGTGAGCTTCATATAAATTCTAGGGAGTACGAGTATATAAGGCAGCAAGCCGCCATTTCTATAAGTATCCTAAACACAGGCAGAAGGTTTTCTGATAGAGCAAAAGAGAATATGTCCACAGCACAGCGGGAAAGATACTCCTCTGTTCCTACTCATTGGAAGGGGCGACATCATAGTGACAAGACCAAAGAGAAAATGCGGGAAGCCCAAGGGGGAGCACGTAACCCCCAGTTTGGGAAATCTCGGACCAAGGACGAAAAACTCAGAATATCTTCGGCATTAAGGGGAAGAAAATTGTCTCCCGAACAAGTATTAGAAAGATGTTCTCGGCGTCATAGTCCTAAAAGCAGAAGAAAGATTAGCCAGAGCATAAAGGAGTGGCATGTTCAACGAAAAATGGGATAGGCGATTTTTAGAACTAGCAGCACACATAGCCTCATGGTCAAAAGATACAAGTACTAAGACGGGGGCGGTAATCGTGCGCCCGAACAAGTCTGTCGTGGGTGTGGGATTCAACGGCTTTCCGCAGGGAGCCAAGGATGACCCCGAGCTTTACGCTGACCGGACGTACAAATATGACCACGTGGTTCACTGCGAAATCAACGCCCTGCTTTTCGCCAATAGACCGGTAAACGGGTGCGTTCTTTACATGTGGCCTTTCATGAGTTGCATCCGTTGTGCCGTGCAGATGGCACAGGCAGGCATCTTCCACTTTGTGGCCCCCAACCCATCCGCCGACGCTCTGACCCGCTGGACAGCTTCCTTCAATGCTACGAGGAAATTCCTCGGTGAGTGTAACCTCGGCTTGACCGAAATCGGGATGGCGGAAGATTATGTGAGGAAACCTTAACGGAGGTGGGTTTTGACTAAAGCGCAAGTGAGACTTAGCGAGATGACTCTCCGAAAGATAGCCTCGGGAGAGACGGTGACTATCCGCATAGCCGAGGTTGCGGAGCTTTCCGTATCTTTAGCCCCAGCGCCCGGCAGTCCCCCGCAGCCTCAGACCGCTGGTGAGCGGTTTGTAGACCAGATATTCGGAAAAGATGGGGGAGACTTCGGTGATTTGTTTTCAAGCCTTTTCGGAAAACACCCACCCAAATAACAGATTTTGGACCCCTTATTAGGGGGAAATTATGGATTTCATGTGGATTGACGAAGACCGGCTGGCTACCCTTTACGAGGGAATGAGGATAATGGAGAGCCTCAGTCACGGAAAAGTGTGGGAGATGGAGATTTTCCTGTACGGCATGACCTCTGACCGGGGTGTCATCAGTGCCGCCAAGGAATCCATCATTGACCTTTTGGAGGAGTACTGGGACGAAGACGGTGAAACCACCCTTCGAGAGGAAGAGATTGCCCTGAACGAGGTTGCCATCGCTATCCACCTTAACTCCGACACCATCTACACTCTGTTGGGCAGGCACGGACTTGATGTCTATCAAATGGATTTCGCCTACCTTGGAAAAGAGGGAGAAGGGGTCCGGGTTACCTCTTTCAGCACCGGAGCCGGAAGCCGAACCCGGCTAATGTTCAGCGGTCTCAAAAACATCGTCCTTGCCGAGGGAGACATTCATCTGCGGGAATATTTGACCCAGCAGAAGACCGGCCAACCCATGACAATCAATAAGCGAGTGGAGAGGGGTCAATCCGCCGTGGCTCCCCCGACCCCCACGACTCCACAGGCTCCTCCCACGGGTGGAACTCCTCCGGTACAAAACATTGCCAGTGTTGTGGAGAAATTCCTTGACCGCCGCCGCTGAAATCCCGGATACTAAAATTGGCATCGCTTCCGTGATGCCCAATCACGTCAAAGTGCAGCTTCGCTATTTGACCAAGGAAGCCAAGCACTTGAGAAGCTTTCTCTTATCAGGATACACCGGCATTGGGGCACCCTACATGGAAGAGGTGTGCATTCTCATGCCCCACATGAGGGTGTTTCCCGTGATAGAGTGCTTTTTACCCCCCTTCGAGACCCTCAAGCAAGAGGGAGTGGTCCCCGAGGATGCCGAACTGCAAAGCTACCGCATCCTTGACCATGATGAATTAACTCTCGCCTATATTTTAAGATAATGGAAAAATGAACTTTCCAAAGTATTTATAGGAGTAGAGTTCAAAATGTTCATTTATCTTATCGTTAATCATAAGACCGGCAAATATTATGTCGGTCAGCATAAGGGAAACAATCTTAGAAAGTATCTTCAAACCAAGTTATCCGCTGCTCGGCATCAGCACAATGGAAGTTCTCACCTTTTCAATGCAATGAGAAAATATCCACAGTCTTCTCTCTGGTCTATTTACGCCCTACGTTCCGATATCCAGAATAAAACAGAGCTTGACCAGACCGAAAGAGACTTTATTAAGTTCCTGCGGTCGCAGGACCCTGAGTGTGGGTACAACATATGCCGGGGAGGAGAGGGATTTACAGGGCCGCATTCTGAGGAATGGAAGCAAAATCAAAGCAAAATGAAAATGGCTTGGCACAGAGACCCTAGAAATTCTGAAACTAAAAGACTTTCTAATATAAAAATTAGTGAAACCAAGAAATTAAATAGTAGACCAAAGATAAACAAGGTCTGTCCGGTGTGTGGTAAATCATTTTCTGTTTCATTTGGAAGGAAAGAAAAAATATACTGTTCACATTTGTGTTATTCTAAACAACCAAAAAACGAAGAAAGTGAAATAAAAAGGTTAAAAAGTCTTCGTAGAGCTATTCAATCCCCACAATGTTATACTAATAGGTCAAATGCACAACTCCTTAGACGCAAAAGAGAGAAAGAACAAGGCATTAAACCTGTGATGCCCATCCGTATATTAATGCCAAAAAGGATAAAAAGACCATACCTTTTAACTCCTAAACATTTGGAAGCTTCAAAGAACCTAGGTAAAAGTAACTTAGGAAACCATCAACGTTGGCATATAAATCGAGGAATTTCAGTTTTAAGATGCCAACATTGTCAAATATGATTTAATTTTCCCATAAAACTGAGTATTTTATATGGGAGGTCCTATGGACAAGCCTGCATGTAAGCATTGTGCGCCAACCGGTAGCTGTGATGGATACCGGCATATTACTTGCCCGGAATGCGGGTGCTACGTTTGCGCCGGATGCGGCAGCTATGACCCCCGACTATTGGCTCCCGAACCGACCAAGCACAAAGTTTGTCCGACCTGTAACGGGTCGGGGCTAGTTCCGGTACCCAAGGAGAGTTAATGGCAACCCGCAAACATGACGCCTTAAACATGGAGACGTTGATTGACTTCGCCAAAGTCTTAGCAAACTGGAAGAAATTCTGTGTGCAAAGCGTCTCCGTCGCCAACCCCAAGGGGGTGGAAGCCAAGCCATGGGAGCTTGGCGGGATGCAGTGGGAGTCTTTACAGACTTACCATCTGATAGAGGCATTACAGGTGTCTCTCTGGAACCACATGAAGATGGTGGGTCAGATTCAAGAATTCAAAGCAAGGGGGAAGAGAAATGCTAAGTGAAACTGCCTTGGTTGTAATCTGTATCATCTTCGTGAGTGGAGAGTTCCAAAATGCTTCGAGCGCTGGCTCTGTACCTGTGCCTGATGCATCGGGAACAGGTTAAGTCCATCATCCAGCTTTCAGCAATGCAGCCCCCGGCTCCCATCGTCATCACCAAGGAAATGCTGGATGACCCCCGGCTCATGTGGGTAAAAGACCTCCCACAGGTGAAAGAAGCCATAGGGAAAGCTGAGAAGAAATCAGAATAAAGCAGTATCTATAAACATGGAACAATTCAAAAAAAGTGCCACAGCAGAGACTATATATTCCACTGGAGCACAACGAGACAGTCGTATAGGCAAGGGAGCATTTCACTGGATGCCCTGGACAGCCGTTAAGATGGTTTCTCGCATCTATGAAATAGGTAACAAACAACGAGACCTTCTCTCAGGTGGAACAGGTAATGGAGACACCCGTAATTGGGAGAACGGGATGAAGATTGCGGATTTGCTTGATAGCGCTATAAGGCATATAACCGCTCATTTAGAGGGTGACAGAAGTGAACCCCATCTTTCACAAGCTATGTGGAACCTGCTTAACGCCCTACAAACATCTATATGGGTATACACCGGACAGAGGCCCCCAGAACTTAATAATCTCCCCGACCATATCCACCCTTGGAAGCCGGGAAATCCGTCTCCATGTCCGCTTAGTTCTCAAGAGATAGAGTGGCTAGAAACCTGGGGAATACAAAGGAACGAGTTTCCAGACCTTAATGACCCCGTACAAAGTGCTTCTCATCTCGCTGCCCTCGTAGATGGAGAAGGGACCATTTCAATCGTAAAAAGGGAAACAAAGCGCCGGGAGGCTTACCGTCTATCCATAAGGGTCTATAATACTTCAGAAACCCTCAAAAATTACCTTGAGAAAAGATGGGGAGCGACTACGGTTAGAAGAAAAGGGCGAAGGAAAATCCACAAGGACTGCTATACGATGATATGGACGAGTTCAAAAGCTGAAGATATTCTTCGTAGGATATGGCCGTACTTAATCATCAAGACCGCCCAAGCAAACTTGGCAGTGGCTTTTCAAACTTTGGTAAAAAACATCAATCCTGGATGCAAAGGAATACCAGAAAAAACTCTGCAACAACTGCGGTTTATGAAGGAGGAGATAAATCGTATGAACGAAAAAGGACCCAAGTAAACCACCTACCGGAGTCCTTAGTATGGATGTTACTTTTAAAGATGAACGAGGGGCTGTGCATTAGGCTACCTAAAGGAGGTGCTTAATGTCCCGCTCTTACCGCAAACCCTACGTGGCTGTCTGTGGTGTCGGCTCCTGCAAGGACGACAAACGGATAGCTCACCGAGGTGTCCGTCGTTCTCAAAATGCTTGGGTCCACCAAGCTCTCAAAGACCCCGAAACCGATATTATATTCCCCCACTTCCGTGAATGCCACTGGAACGATGTCTACAACTGGAAGCGTGATGGCAAGCAACACTGGTGCTATCCCGATGCCCGTGCATGGGACCGTCACATGAAAGCGGTCAACAAGCTCTACCAATACCGCTTCGAGATGCGCCCCGGTTACCTAGACCCTGAACTTGAGTGGCCTCCCCATTGGTATTTGGAAGCTCTGCGGAAATAGCGGAAAATCTAGTATTATTAGGTGGAGAATCATTGCTGCCTAAAGACCAACTCGAACACGGTGCCTATTACACTGGCACTTGCCGCAACGCCAGCATTGCCCGGTGGAATGAGAAAGGATTCTTCATCCATTGGCGCACCAAGTTTTACGACACTTACCCGGAGTGCATCGGTTACTGGGTAGATGCGAAGCCGGGTGAGATTCGATTTGATGAGTTTCAACCTTTTGCCAAGTTGGATAACCCTCGATTCACCATTCCCTTGACGGAGGAAGAATTTAACGCCAGTGGAGGATTTGTGTATGGCATTCCCAACGGATGAAGAAGAGAGAAAACAAGACCAGGTATGTATCCGATGCGGGAAAATTAAGGTAGTCTCGGAGGGAAGGGGCTGGTGGGATGACCACTGCCCCGACCCCACCAAGGATGCCACGGAGCCAATACCTCTGGAGAAGCTTGAGCATGGCGCTTACTACTATGGGTGGGGAAGAAACGGCAAACTAGCCCGGTGGGACGCCAACAAGGAAGGTTTTCTGGTCCGTACGGGCAAAGTTCCGCTACACCTACACGGAGAACGTGTATTACGCCATTAGGCCGATGACTGGGGGGTTTGTACCCTACTGCAAGACGGAGAACCCGGTGTTCGAGTTCCCCATGGCGCACGACGGGTGGGACCCGCCGCTCGAAGAATAATCCTCAAAAATCCCTCTCACTGTGGTATACTGAGAGTGGAGGATATTATGCGCACCGTTCTTGTCTTTCTGCTTGGTGGTCTGTCTTATGCCTTATTGGAACTCACCGTGGCGGCATCCGTTGTCCGCTGGTTTCCCGGCAAACTCCATTATTTCCAAAGCGTTGGAGATGCCCTCATCGGTTGGTTCAGAAAACCCACCCCTGACTTTTCCTGTGACACCGGTTCTGTAGATGACGAAGCCACAGAGGATGGGCTTTGTCAATGCCCGGTCTGCAAGAAAGAACGGGAAGAGGCTTGTCAAGTCCTTGATGACGGTGACCAAGTGGTTATGAACGATGACCGGCAAAGCTACGGCATCAGCGCTGGTGTAATAACGGGCGTAATGGCAGACGGAGAAGTTTATGATTTTGCTCGCACCGAGTGTATGCCCGGTCCTGCTTTTGCTCCCGCCCTCCAACCAGTTCTAAGGTCCCAATTAGCTAAAGTAGAAAAGCTGATTCCCGAGGGAACCGCCGTGCGTTTTTACAACTCCAAAGATTGCATGACATACAACAACGGTGTGACCTTCAAAGCAAAGGTTGAAGATGGGAATCTCGTCTACACCGTGGAGTACGGAACAGTGGACGACGACGTAAGCCAGGTGGAAGTAACTTCGGACATGATTTGGGTCAAATAAAGAAAGGAACATGAGCGAAGTGAGAGTATCTCACGTAACGTGGCCTGCCATGGGGTTGGACTACGGCTGGAGGTTCGATATCCGGTCGGAGGATGAACTCAACGCCTATTGGAAGGCTCGCCGTCCCAAACAGGTCCGAGCGGCCTTTGCGGAAGTAAAACGCTATCAGGACGCCAACAAGGTTGGTCCGAGCGAAATGTCCACGGACGGCCCCTCTCACTTCGTTAATGGGCTGGCGGCGGTCTATTGTTACCATGGGATGGCACACGAGCAATCATTGTTCGAGTCCGCCTGCCGGGTAGACGATGGCATCATCAAATCCATGCTTGATTGCATTCAGAAACATGGACATGTCTACATCCATCACAATGGCTCTTACTTCGCTCACATGCAGGGGTTGGAACTTTTAGAAACCCACATGGTTAAAGGATTTGAGCTTCCTGAGTGCAATAAGATTGAAGTCACACAGTGGCCGAGAGGTATTCACTACTATGCCAAGGTGGATGGTGTAGAAGTGAACGTCCGGGGTGAGAACAAGTGGCTATCAAAGTTTTCCGCCGAACAAGCCGCAAAAGAGTGGATAAAACAAAAAGCGGGGAGGAACCCATGAACCAGTTTCCTACAATCAAACCGAGTACGACATTCAAAGTCGCCTTTATTGTTTGGATTTTTGGCGTGCTAGCGAGCATCGCCGTGGGCGGCGGCTTGCTGTATGTAGCAATTCACTTCATCAAAAAATTCTGGTAGGAGGAACCATGAGTCTTGTCATATCAAGCACCGGGGTGTGCCCGAGCAACTCCGAACCCGGAGTGTTCCCCAATCTTGCCCGGTTAAGTAGTGAAGAGGTTGGCAGCGGCGAGGAGAGCGCCATTTTCAAAGAGGTTGACGACGCTATCACGGCGGAATTGACGGCGGCGGGATTGCCCATGGGAACCTTGGATAGGGGTGAAGGAATAGTCGCCATGCCTGAGAGCTTCCGAGGATGCGGCAATGGCTATTACAAGGAGGCCCCGACCAACATCTACGGTTTCTGGCATCACTGGAAGTTCGAGCGAGCGTGGTACTACTACCGGGCGAGCGGAAGGGGAATCCCCTCGGACATCGCCGAAGAGTTCCACAAGACTTGGGGTCGGCAGGTCCGGGTGAATGGACACTGCGGCTGCCCCTCTCCACTGGAACAGAACGAAGGCTTCGCCATTGATTTCTACCACATCGACACGCCGGAAGGAATGGCCGCTTTCGTTAAATTTCTGAATTCCATCTACAAACCCCGACCGAAAGAGTAGTATTAGTTGAAGGAGTGACCCGATGAACGTCACTATCCCCGACGCACCGATAAAGGTACACGGTTTTCCGCTCTGCACACAGCACGATTGCCCACACGAGGTTGAAACCAAGGGGCAGGCGTGCGGCCTTCATGGCGGACCACCGGCTACAGTTGACATCATCCATCGCACCATTCACCGGCAGATTCGGACGGCATTGTGGGGAATGATTGACTGTCCAGACTGCCGATACACGGCTTTGGATGATATTCGTTGCATTCGGTGCTGCTGGTACCGGGGGTCGATAATGGGCATGGCGGGTATCGCCGAACAACTGGGGTGGGGGGAAGAGATGGTCCGCTACTTGGAACTGATTGCCCACCGCCGAGAATAGAGGCATATGGGCACATGTGAGGGGACGTACAATTTTGAAGGTTTCGGTCACCGAGTATTTATCGACCGGGCCTGTTTTCGGGACGAAACTAAAGTTACGTTGTGGGGGGAAAATGGTACTCTTGTTTCCGCCCACACCATCACCATATCCACCGACCAGCTTCGGCGCTTTCTGGTCCAAGTAGAAAAAGAAGCCGCCGAAGAGCGCAGGAAGCTGGAGGAAGCGAAGGCAGAATGAGCAACCTCATCACCGGCAAACAACTATGGGAGGTTTTGGTGCCCGCCTCGGACGGCAGGGGAATTCCGCTCTTGCTTAACCACCACCGAATATGGGACGAGAAAGTCCGGGAGCTTACGGGCGGCGGGATGACTATCTCCGCCCCGGCGAAGGATGAATGGGGTAACGGCAAGGAGGGCAACGCCATCCTCCGAGAACCGATGATTCCCGTCCGGCTTCTCACCGACAAGGTTACCATGGACAAAGTCGCTATCATGACCATGGAGCATTACGACCAGAAGGCGGTGTTGTACTACATGGTTTCTGACACCGTCTACATGCTAGACAAGGAGTAGTATGCCAATCACACCCAAGACCGAAGAGCAGGTTAAGGCTCAAGCCGCTCTGCTATCGGAGATGAAGCCCCGCATCCGCCGTTACAGCTTTTTCGGGGATGACAACTGGGCGAAAATCGACGTGCAGATTAAAGTCCTCGAAGAGGATATGAGCGAGGACGAACTCAACGATTACGTTGACGAACAGCAGGGGGAATTGGACCTGACTGACGACCAGAAGTACGAACTGTCCAGCGTTGGCTTTGAAGCCATCGACTGGCGGGACGGAACTTTGGATGAACCGCCCTCGGACGGCTGGAAGAGCTTGCTGCCTCACGATGAACCCAAGACCGAGGCCAAGCCCGCCAAGAAAGCCGTCAAGAAGGCCAAGAAAACTACCAAGAAAAAGAGGTAACATGAAAGCCGACCTGTCGGACTTCAAAGGTACGAGCGAGGATATCAACGCCCTGCCGCAGCGCCTCCGAGATTTCATTCACCACTTGGAAGCCAACTGCGACCCGGCCCACGTAATGCAGGAGAACTTCATCCTCCGGGAAATGTACGGCGGGATGTGCGAAGTCATGGCGGATGTCCGGGCGGGCATGTACGTCAGGTGTATCTATTGCCAGACCACCTTTGAACCCGGAGACAAAGACACCCCGGAGACCATGGCGGAGAAGGTCAAGAAGCATATCACCGAGTGTTCCAAACATCCCACAAGTCTCTTGGTAAAGCGGTGCCGGTACTTGGAGCGCATAATCAAAGCGATGCGGCACGGAACCTTGGCACCCAATCAAGACTTGCCCGCCAAGGAATGCAACCGGGCGAGTGGACAGGTGCCTTGTGAGGTTTGCGGACTGGAACTTGACCAACACTTCCAGCCACTCCCTACGTCCTGCCCCACGATAGTGGAAGACTGTCACGGGAAGTGGTGGAAACTGTAGGAGGTACCATGGGATTGATTCTGGATACCGACGACCCCATTCTCGGATTGGAGAAGCGCCGGGAGTCCTTCAACATCTGTGACCTCCAGCGCAAGTATCCCAACGACATTGACCAGCCCGGCATAAAGGATGAGGACAAGTACCGGCAGGTCTTGGCAGTGAAGTCCGAACACATCTTCGCTTACGCAGACGGGGAGATTGAGATATCCAAGGACTTCCTGCGCAGGCTGGTAAAGTTCTTCGATAAACCGGAACGCCGAAGGATGTTGGAAGAAGAGTTACCGGAGACCTCGCCGATGCGGTGGTTTCCCAAGAAATGGGGGGAGTGATGCTACCCGTACAAGTGTTCAGGGCAGAGGTAGTCCGGCTGGAGAACGAACTTCAATCAGCGAAGATACGGCTGGCGGAGGCGGAGTTGCGGTGCTGCCATGCGTGGAGTAAACCGGTGTATGACCCCATCATCCACGAAGCGTACCATATCGCTGGCGACCCGCCCGGCACCATGGGGGTTGACCGGCAACTTCCCACGGATGTGCCCCGGCAGGAAATTCCCCGTTGGATAAGGACTTGTGGACGGTGCGGGGTGGTGGAGACAACGCAGCAAACCAAGGAAAATATCACAAAGGTACCGGTGTTCTAATGGAATTCTACGGAAAGCTCAAACAAGCGTTGGTGGAGATTGGGGAGGTTGCCCCCAATAGCCTGATTCTCGCCTTCGCCTCCGGGAGTTGGCAGCATGGTGCCCGGATGGACGACAAGGCCGACCTTGATGTGTCCGGCGTGTTTGTGGGTCGCCCGGAAGAAGAACTCCAACTTGACAACGAGAACCCTCGTAAAATGGGTCATGCGAGCGCTAGCACGGCAGGAGACAAGCGCAAGAACACCAAGGCGGACGTTGACATCAAAGCTTACTCCCTACGCCGTTGGGCGGGTCTGGCGCTTAAGGGCAATCCTTCGGCGCTTTCCTTCCTGTTTGTCCCGGACAGCATCAAGGACCTATCCTTGGAGCCAAAGGCACGCTGGTCCTGCCCCTATGATGCGCAGCAGTGTGAGTATCCAAGCTGCATAAGCGACCATGAGGGCTACCGGGACAGCACGTGCGTGAGGCGTAACCGGGAGGCGCATACAAACACGGTGTGGGACACCATGATTCTGCCCAACACCAATGACTTCCTGTCCGCACGGGCGGCGAAAGCCTTTATCGGGTTGGCGGATAACCAGTTCCACCGGATGCTTGGGGAGGGCACGGGTAAGCACGGGACCCGGAAAGCCGAGAAGGAAGAGTACGGCTACGACCCCCAAGCGGCTATGCACATGATTCGAGGCATCCAAGAATGTCTTGAGCTTTTGCGGACCGGCAGGATGACTTTCCCCCGACCGGAGAAGACCCTCCTGCTTAACATTCGCACCGGAAAACTTGGTCTAAAAGAAGTATTAGACCTATATGGGGTTTTACGGAATGAAGTACCCGAAGCAGAGAAGAACACCCCGCTTCCCCCGGAATGTGACCGGGATAAGGTCAGCAAGCTCGTCGCCGGGGCCATCGTGAAACATTGGAAAGAGAGGAAGTGGCTATGAGGGCAGCGGAAGCAAGGGCGCTCGCTGAGACCAACGCTGAACGTATTGCTCGGGAGAAAGTGGAGGAGTCCGCCAAGCGCAAGGTTCAGCGGGCGGCTGCGGAAGAGAAAAAGCGGAAAGAGTACTACGCCAAAACTCTCGAAGACATTCAATGGCGTATTGACGCCCGTATAAAAGACGGCATAACAAAAATTGAAGACTACCGGCTATCCACGGAGAATTGGACTGACCGCCCGCTTGCCGGGGAACAGAAGTTTTTCAAGAATTTTGAGTTCGCTGCCGAGCTAAAGAAAATCATCACCAAGCTACGCCGAGACGGCTACAAAGTCACGGTCAAAGAAGGGTGGGTGGAGCATGATGACAGTGCCGCTTATTTGAACAGCGGCGGCGAATGCGGCTCCGAGACACCCTACAACATGTATCATACTTGGTTGGAAATTTCATGGGAGGGAACCTGAATACATTATGGTTCCCACGATGCCGCTTTACTCTAATCCGGTCATTAACTCCAATCGGCTTATCCGGGGTTACAAAGGAAGTGACGGGTTTGTTGACCGGTGGGAAGTATTTGGACAGCCCTTGAGGTAATACCGGGGATATACGGGCTGAACGGCTAACCAATGGAAATCAGACAAGTTATCGGGAACTAAAGTTAGGTTCACAGTAAATAAATGGCCGATTAAAAAAATCCCCATATTCTCCCAAAACCGTGGTATTATGTAAGTGAAGGAAGAAAACGAACTACCGACCCTATACTTGTAGGGGTAAAATTGAGGCGGGGAGCCGGACGATATTGTTACCCGGTCAGCCTCACAAGATTCCGGGCCGAAAGGCCCACCAGTTTGAGGGGGCGAAAGCCCCTACCATTTTACGCCCCGAAAGGGGCACCAGTTTTGGAGAGACATGCGAAATAGGAAACCAAACCCGATGCAGTGGCAGCCTAAGCGGCATTTTAGCCGCCCAAGCTTCGGTGGGCTTCCGTTCGCAGGAGTCGCATAGCGAAAAAGCGAACAGAGTGCAAGGATGCCCACCGAACTCAAGGTTCTGTGGGCTTTTTTATTTTGCACTTGCAGTGAATGAGTCGGTGACAACATACGCATAGAGGACGGAGGTTCTCTGGCTGATTGTTAGCGTGGTTGTCATCAATGTGATGGATGTCAATCTGGCACGAGCATTTAGCAACAAAGCCGCATTCATCGCAGACTCTCGGGGGGTTTGACTTATCTCGGTATGGATGAGAGGGGTAGTTACACCTTCCAGTCCAACGGGCTTGTGAGTTACGGCAAAGATACTTACCACCTTTGAGTCGCACTTTAACATCTCCACAGGCGGCACAAAGCCCGGTTTTAGTTTCTTTGTTAACAAAAAGCATTCTATGAATCCACTGTCCCATATTAAAGACAGTGGAAGTCATAAGATGGGTTTTTGGGTGGGTTTTTTGCGTTTATGGTGACTGTAACTCAGTGGCAGAGTGCCTGACTGTGAATCAGGATACGGGGGTTCGATTCCCCTCAGTCACCCCAAGTTTGGTGAGTGAACCCCACAGGGTACTCGGTCTGGTCCGAGGGGGCGGGGGCAGCCCACTTCGTCATTCACCCCAATATATGGTCCCGTAGCTCAGCCCGTATAGAGCAACTCCCTCCGAAGGAGAAGGTCGTCGGTTAAAATCCGACCGGGACTTCCAGATTAGGCCCCTGTAGCTCAGTGGACAGAGCGCCCGGTTTCGACCCGGATGGTCGCAGGTCCGAATCCTGTCAGGGGTTCCAAGATTTGAAAACAGTAATTGGACTTCGTAGTCCTTTAGTATGAGGTCTAAGAACTGTTACAAATGTGGTAAGGAAAAAGAGCACCGGTCAGCACCATACTGCCTCGAATGCCAGCGAGGCTACAATAAGCAAAACTACGAGAGGAATAAGACCTCGTATGTTGAAAAAGCGAAACGGAATGGTGCAAGGTATAGGAAAGAAGCCATAGAGTGGGTCTTACAGTATTTGATGACTCACCCCTGTATCGACTGTGGAGAATCTGACCCGATAGTCCTTGAGTTTGACCATCGGGAAGGAGAAAAGAAATTAGCAGCCGTTTCAACTTTAATGACACAAATGAAGGCATCATTAAAGACGATAAAGGCTGAGATAGTTAAGTGCGACGTGCGATGCGCCAACTGTCACCGTCGTAAAACAGCGAAAGAAAGAGGTTGGTACAAGATTGAGGCCCCGTAGCTCAGCCCGGACTAGAGCAGCGGTCTACGAAACCGAAGGTCAGTGGGTTCAAATCCCCTCGGGGCTTCCAAGATTGAGACCACGTGACGCACCCAAAGGGATGGCGAGTCTGATGGGTTCGGTGGTAAGCAGGGCACCAGTTCTTCGGAACAGGCGAGGTCCCCAGCTATGCACTTCCCGCCCCTGCGGAGGGCGGTTGTCACTGGTCACTGTTTGTTGGGATGTCATCCAATGGTAAGATGCCCGGCTGTTACCCGGAGAATGCAGGTTCGAGTCCTGCCGTCCCAGCCAGTTTGAGGTCGTATGAGCGAGTGTCGCTGGTGTGATGAGGGTCGCCCTTGGTTGGCAGGTTGTGAGGGCAAACAGCACCAGCCGTTGTATGGTTCAGGCGAGCACTCAGGGACGATGTGTCATAACAACTCGTCTATATATCCGCCTGAGAAGGAGACAGTTTCTTCTGGAGTAGCTCAACGGTAGAGCGTTCGGCTGTTAACCGAATGGTTGGGGGTTCGATTCCCTCCTCCAGAGCCAAAATATGGAGTCGTGACGCAGATGTGGTTAAGCGTAGCCGCCTTTTAAGCGGACGGTCGTGGGCACCCAATCCACCGGCTCCACCAAGATGTGCCGCCGTAACTCAACTGGACAGAGTACTCGGCTCTTGCCCGAGGAGTTGGAGGTTCGAGTCCTCTCGGCGGTACCAAATTTGGGTCGGTAGCTTAACTGGCAGAGCAGGGGCCTCTTAAGCCCAAGGTTGAGGGTTCGATTCCCTCCCGACCCACCAAGATGCTCTTGAGAGCGTATTATAGGACTTAAGGTGCTCTCAAGATAATGCCGAGAAGTTTGAAAGTTTGGTTTTGCCTCTTTAGCTGATGCGGTGCATAGCGCCCGCCTGAAGAGCGGGAGAACAGAGTTCGACTCTCTGGGGAGGCACCAAGTTATAGCGGAGTAGAGCAGTCAGGTAGCTCGGTTGGCTCATAACCAACAGGCCGCTGGTTCAAATCCAGCCTCCGCAACCTTGATACGCTACAGCGTATTAGCAACAGATATGCGGTGTAGCGTATGGTTTGATGCGGGGTATAACTCTGGTGAGTTTCGGAGTCTCATAAGCTCTGTAAAGGTGGGTTCAATTCCCATCCCCGCTACCATCTTAGGGTTGTCTTGTAGCTCAGCGGAAGAGCGACCGGGGTACCGGGAGGTCGGTGGTTCGATTCCACCCATGCAACTCAAGCCGTACGTGAGTGCCCCTTAAAAGGCCATTGTTTGGGCGGCGTAATTGTCGGGTAACATACTCATGGTGTGGCGCAGCGCAACCATCATGGCTCCCAAACACCACGTACGTTCTGGCTCGCTAGTTCAGTGGCAGAACGCCGCTCTCATAAGGCGGATGTCACAGGTTCGATTCCTGTGCGAGCTACCAAGTTATGGCGGAAGCATACTGGACTGGCAAGGCTAACCGGTTTGAGTATGTGGGCTGAGGCCCGAGAGGTGAAAACCTCCCATTGTCCGTCACCGTTTGGAGGTTGACGAGTACTGGCTCTGATTAGCTGGGGGAGTACTGCCAAACCTCCATTATCAGGTCCTAGCATAATGGTAATGCCCTAGTCTGGGGGACTAGTGATTGGCAGTTCGACTCTGCCGGACCTGACCAAAGTTTACGGGCTGTAGCTGAACGGCCTAACTTGTGCCGGGGCGTAGGGTAACGGTAACCCACTTGCTTTGGGAGCAAGTCGTTGGAGGTTCAAATCCTCTCGCCCCGACCAAAAATATCACTCCGACCAATCTTCTGACTTCAGTATCTATTAGTATGAAGAGTCAAGAAGTTGGTGGAGTGAATGTAAGACTTCCACACATCTGCAAAAAATGTGGGAAGGCATTAACTGAGGACGGTAAGAACTTCCCAACACGTTGGTCTAATGGGAATAAGTATTACCGATTTCTATGCCGTATTTGCTTTAATAAGCATAACAAACGTTGGAAACCTCGACATGGAATGACCGAGGGGGTTTACGAGCGAAGGAAACAGACTCTAAGCACCCAAAGGTATAAAGGCGAAGCAAGGCATGTTACAAACGACTGCAAGAGTTGGGATAAACGCCATGGGTTTGCCTGCGACCTTGACCGGAACTACGTAGCTGCTCTTATATCCACTGGCTGCCGATACTGTGGAGTAACCCAAAGAGAACTACGCATTGGGTTGGACCGATTAGATAACATGCGGGGTCATTTGAAAAGTAACGTAATTCCCTGTTGCACAAGATGTAACATTGTTCGAGGAAATATGCCCTACAAAGCGTGGTTACTAATCGCTGATACAATGCGAAAAGTTAGGGAGCTTGGGTTATTTGCGGATTGGGTTCCGGGAAATAAAAGCAAAGATTATTCCGGGGTCGTCTGATTTAAATTTTCGGTGTGTAGCTCAGCCCGGTTTAGAGCACTCCGTTCGGGGCGGAGGGGTCGGGAGTTCAAATCTCCCCACGCCGACCAAGATTGATTTATACGTCAAGTTTACCCCTCTGGGGCTAAAAGTTGACGTAAATAGCAAGATATTCCAGAGTCCTCTAACGGTAGGAGAACCGGCTCTGACCCGGTTAATGAGAGGTTCGAGTCCTCCCCTCGGAGCCAAGCTAGCCCGGAAAATGTGGGTTCGAGTCCCACCGGATAATCGCATGGAGTAGCCTTCCCGTCAGGCAGAACGCCCCCAGCGACCCGTCATTCAATGGTAGGATACCGGGGATTGATTCAGGGAGAAGGTTGCGGGTTCGAGTCCCGTCGCCCCGCCATGCGGGGCGTAGCTCAATGGTAGAGCGTCTCCCATGATGCAGCCGGAAAAACGGGGTTCGAGTCCCCGTAGGACATGGTACAGCGTAGCCTCATGGTAGCTGTGACCAAGATAACCATGGTACTCTTGGTCTTGACCTTCGTTTATTTGGATAAGACACCGGCGTGAGTTTAGGGGTGACGGGCAATCTGGTTCGGCCCAGCGGTCTCCAAAACCGTCTTCCTTCGGGATACTGGGGGTTCAAATCCCTCCACCCCTGCCAAGATTCTAATGTAAATTTTTGGTGCAGATAGAGTCTCCAAATCTACGCTATGCAACTCATATATTGGAGGATTGTATGGCGACAGAAGCTTGGAAAACATCTCATCAAGAAGAAATGAAAGCATACAGGAGAAAACATTATCAAAATCACAAAGAGCCATATCTTATCCGAGCAAAGAACCAAAGGAAAGAAATTAGAGATTGGTTCAAGGAGTTCAAACGCTCTCTAAAATGTGCTCGTTGCCCGGAAAATCATCCTGCATGTTTAGATTTTCATCATAGAGATTCAAGCAAAAAAGACATGTCAATAAGGCAAGCTGTGAACCAAGGTTGGGGAAAGAAACGAATCCTTGCTGAGATAAGAAAATGCGAAATACTATGCTCTAACTGTCACAGGAAGGAGCACCATCCTGAAATTTAATTATTCGTTTGTTTCTCAATCTCTGTGGTATTACCAAGAATGGCGTGCAAGGTCCCGTAGGGTCGGCAAGACTGATGGGAACGGTTGTCGTGGCAGAAATCGGGATACCGTGCCTGCACAAGCGGCTTCCGGGCGACGAGGGGGACCGGTCATTAACCCCGTAGAAAGCGAAGCCAAACCGCCAGTACGCTGGCTGCACGCCGTTGGGTTTAAGTTGGTGCTCCTGACCGACCTAAGTCTCTGGTGAGTTGACATAACCGGGGGCGATGTCTTAAGGGCGTGGTCACAGGGGCGCTGTTCGGGCGGGGTGAGAGCGTTAGGACAACGCAGTGGGCCTCGGGGTGAGACACCATAAGAAACCCGACCACATCAACCCGTATGGTGTACGGCAATGAGACCGGCCAATTCGATGGATATGAACCTGAGAGAAGACCGGTTACACCCCGCCCAAACCCTAAAAGCTTGACTCGCCGCCTAGTCCTATGGGCGGATACCGGAGTGCGAAGAGCGATGGACGGCTATAGGGGTCGTGCGCAGGCTTACCGGCAATTAGCCATCGATCACATTCGGTGTGGCAACGAGCGAGGATTAACGGTTTTCCGAATCTTAGATAAGGAGGCTCTATGGGATACGCTGACGTACTTGTACTAGACATGAACTGGATACCCGTGGGCTTCATGGGCTGGCAGAACGCCGTCAAGCTCTGGTTCGAGGACCGTGCCAAGATTGTCAAGGAGGACGAGGGCGGGAAGGTCCTGCACTCACCGTCCTTTGAAATGGGCATGCCAAGGGTGATAGTCGTTCGCAACGCTTGGCATCGCCGTAAGAAGCAGTCCGTCCCCTGCACCCGGCGCAACCTGTTAGTGCGTGACAATGCAACATGCCAGTACTGCGGCAAGGTGGTCCACACCTCGGAATACACGATTGACCACGTCATCCCGCTTTGCCAGAAGGGCAAGTCCGACTGGGACAACCTTGCCATCGCCTGTATGCCGTGCAACAAGGAAAAGGCCGGACGTACCCCGGCGCAGGCGGGCATGACCTTGCTCAGCAAGCCCTATACGCCGAAGCCCACGGACCCCCGCTTCAACTTCAAGCTGCATATCAGCAAGATAAGGAACGAGTGGAAAGATTACGCACCGTACCTATACTGGAATGTTGTACTTGATAAATGAACTACTTACCCCATTCATTGAAGGAGAGTTTAAGTGGAGCCATATGGGGAAGTATACATTATCGTAAACCAAGTCAACAACAAGGTATATATCGGGCAAACCATAAGAACCCTGCACGAGCGATGGCTGGCTCATTGTAGGAGAGCCAAAGCGGGTGGGACAAATTGTGCATACTTCTATAATGCCATCCGAAAATATGGAGAAGGTAGCTTCAAAGCCTATCGTATAAATGTTGCCTTCTCCAAAGAAGAATTGGATACCCTTGAGGTCTCCTATATTGAAAAGTTTAAGGCGTGCGACCCTGAATATGGATACAACTCAACTCTTGGAGGCGGAGGGGTAGTTGCGAATGAGGCTACTCGTCAAAAATTCAAAGAGGCGAACAAAGGCGAAAGAAATCCAATGTTTGGTAAGCATTGTTCAGAGCAGACTAGACAAAGGATGAGTGCCTCCCAAAGGGGACACTCAGTCCCAGAAAGCACTAGAAAGGCTGTTGCAGAATCAAACAGGAGAAGAGCTGGAAAACCACAAGCTCCCCACAAGTCTGGCTGGAAACACTCCGATACCAGTAAGCAAAAAATGCGGGAAGCATTAAAAGGAAGAACCTCGGCTTGGAATAAAGGCAAAAAAATGCCAGAAGGCTTTGGTGAAAAAATAGCCAAGGCAAAGCGTGGGAAACCACGACCGGTGCATGTAATAGCAGCCTTGAGGGAAGCTAATAGAAAAAGACCACCTGTGCGCTGGTTATGTAAAGATGGCGTAGCAATCAAAATTGCGGCATCCGAAGTTATTAACCGCCTCTGTGATGGTTGGAGGCTAGGAAGGAAATAAACAAGTTTACGCCCCCGTGAGCGGAGATGGACATCGCAACAGTTTCCTAAACTGTCTATGCCGAAAGGCATCGCAGGTTCGAGTCCTGCCGGGGGTACCAAATTTACGGGGGAATCGTCTAACGCAAAAGGCACCCGTCTTCTAAACGGGCAATCCGGGTTGGACTCCCGGTTCCCCTTCCAATTCCCAAGGAACACCATATGCTGCTCGATTGCGATAAGCGAAACGTGAGGGTCGTAGCCTCCTTGAACGATGCCAAGGGGCACTCGGAGAACCTCGGGCGTGTCGTATGGGCGCAGGTAGACGACCGCCCGGAGTGGCTGTACAAGGTCTACCCTGGAGGGCGGGTAATCCAGTACCCCGTGGCGAAGACCTGGACGAAGGGTCGCCCGGAGGGATTGGAGACCGCATGAGGATTCTTTGCTGCTACTACGGTGGAAACAGCAGGTCGGTATCGTTGGCTATGCTGCTAAAGCTGAACCATGGTCAGCGAGACGTTCTATCAGTAGGATTGGGATACACCTCCGAGGCTACCAAGCGAGTGCTGTTCGATTGGTCGGATGTTATTGTTATTGTCGGGGAACGCTTCCTCTTTGACCTTGTACCGGGAGACCAGCAACGTAAGATTGTTTGGGTCAACATTGGACCGGACAGGTGGTACAATCCAACCCATCCCGAACTCGTGGGGAAGTTGCTTAAAGTTCTGGATTTTTGGGGAAAAAACGGAGCCATTCTATTTTATACCGACCCCGAGCTTCCCCCGGAGTTGCTGGACATCAAAACCAACCCATGTCCATAGGGAGTTCCAAGTTTGCAGCAGAAGACTGGAGAGCCATGAGCAAAAAGAAGGACGCTGAGTCGGAGCACAGGGTACTGGTTTCATTCTTTTGGGATGAAGAACGGATGGGCGATGTTGAAGGCTTGTTCGTCACCACCAAGGAAAAAATCGAGAAGTCCCTCGGCAAGGAAGTTTACTTCGGGGAAATTCTCGGCAAGCATTCGGAAATTTTTGGGACGCTGAAAAAGGAAGACTTCACAGTGAAGTCCGACGACCCGGCGTTCATTGACAAGTTGGTCGAAATCATCGGGGCCGAAACCATCTCTGGATACAACCCGTTCGATTACCTTGAAGAAGAACCGGAACTGGACGAGGGATTCATCACAGTAACGGGAACTCTCCCACTCATTTCCTACTACGTCTTAGACATTGAATTTGTAGAGCTATAACGCCAAGCTGAAACCCCGGAGGCTGCCCTCCGGGGATGTCAGTTACGCATTGTTGAGGCGGTCCTCGAAGTCAGCCCGGCGTGCGTCAAGCTCTTCCTGCCGCTCGTTCAGTTCCGCCTGCTCAGCGTCAATCTCCGCCTGCTCGGCTTCGATTTCATCCTCTTCTTCGGCGAACTCTTCGGTCTCTCCATCCACTTCCACGTCGGCGGAGACTTCACCGTCTTCGGCTACTTCTTCAACCTCGGCAACCTCTTCACCTTCGGTCACCTCATCCAACTCCTCCAGTTCAGCATCACTCATGACCGTCATGGTGCCTTCCCAGAGGTCTACCTCTATCATAATTGAAGCCATAATTCCTCCTGTGGTTTGAATTAGAGGATAGGGACCGCATCCTCTGGCGGATTCACTAAAGGGGTGGGTAGTTGTTAATTTTGGTGTAAAGAAAACCGGCTAATTTTCATCAGAATTTAACCGGCCAATCTTGCATAATAGGGGTGGGAAATTTCCAACCGGTTAGGATAGGCTGGGTCTGTTTTTGCTGCCCACATCCGCACTCTTCACATATCGCCGGGCGCTTGCGATTGTCCCGGCAAAGCCAAATCCACACGCCATTTTCGTACAGTACCTCATGCTCACACTGATAGCATCCCCGGCAGCGGGAACACCGGTACAATTTCCATCCGCATTGCCAGCAGGTTACGTCATGTACCGGACAATTCTCTCGGGACATCGGGTCTCCAAAATACACACAGGTTGTCGGTCATGGGTTGGTAGGACGAACAGCACTCGGGGCGGTTCTCATAGATGGAGCATCGGCCCTCGGGGGTAATCTTGGGGCAGTAGTACCAAAGCTTCACAATTTCCCCCTCCTTGGATTGAAACTCCTCCTCTATCCCTCCCACCTTAAAAGGCATCCCGGCAGCGGTCAGCATCGCCTGCCCATCTTCAAACATGGAAACTTTCCAGAAAGTCTCGGGGATGACCGGGTCTTTCTCATGGAAAGGCAGGCAAAACCTGCGACAACAAGCTCCCGGTTCCGGGCAGATGGAACACAGCCAACTACTCTTTTCGATTTTTGCGAGCGCTGCTGGCACGTTGCTTCGCCTCCCACAGCAAGTTGAAATACTCCCCATGCTGGGGGATGTGTTCACTCTTCTCCAGCCCCAGCGCCTCCCACATCCGGTCCACGCACAGACCGCAGATGACTGTGGCACTCTCACCAACAAGAAATCCGTCCCGCTTGTCCTCTTTCGATTGAACAATCTTGACATCGCCGAAATGGCTGCGGCAATCGAGGGCGGCTCGTATCACGTCCAGCAGCTTATACTGTGACGCTGGCTTTCCTACCAGCTTTGGTTTTTTTACCGGTGCTGATTTCCGCATTCTGTGCCTCCCGTAACGAAATGGCGTTGGACTTCGCCGTGGATATGCCCGTCAAGGCGTACTCTCGGCTGGTGGGGTCAAGGTGATTTTCCTTGGCGTAACCCTCCACTATAAAATACTCTACAAACAAAATATACGTTGACTATGACTTTCATATAGTGGGGGTGATTATGCCTGACGTAATTTGTAGTGGTTGCAACAAAACGTTTTCAAAGTCTGAAAATCGGATACAAACGTGGTTAAAACGTAGGAATCAGAGGCACTTTTGCAGTAAAAAATGTCGGCGGGAATTAACTGTAAAGACCCACACAGTGGGGTGTTCCGTATGCAAAAACTACTTCATCAAGGTCGGGATGCCAACTGATAGGATAAAAAACCACTATTGCCCCAACTGTCGAGGTAAAGTTGAATTTAAGTGTTGCATCTGTGGGAAATCATATAAACGATATAAATCGGCCATTCGTTTCCGAAAAAGAAAGAAGAACTATTGTTCAAAACAGTGCAAAAATGTTGGACAACGCATGGATTGGGGTGTCATTACTAATCGAGCTAGTCTTAGATTAAAGTGGGTTCGTCAGTTCGGCAAGGCTGCCCTTATTTGTGTTCGATGTAAGTATGACAAACCCTATAATATCGAACTTCACCACAAAATTTATGTTGTAGATGGGGGAAGTAACAATCCCGATAACCTAGAACCACTATGTAAAAATTGCCATGGAGAAGAACACTACAAAGTCAAGCCGGACGATGATTGACGGCTGTATAAATAATACACAAAAATTGGAAAAATCCCAGTATTATTCTTTATGAAACTTACTCCCGTGATGGTTCACCGGTCGGACTTCGACACCGACCAGATTATCCACGCCCGGTGGGACCGGCTATTTGAGTTCGAGTCATTGACATGGGATGCTGAATTCCTCGCCATGGGTTACCACCACCCGCATCAACCCGGAGAAATGCCGGGGTACGCCAGCGGCGTGGTTCTGGGACTAAGCACTATTTTCACCGACATTCCTAAGAAATTTCCCATCAAAGACCTTCTCACCCTTCTGCAAGAAAAAGCGCAATCCTGCTGCATGGAAGAAGTGGAGCAACGTCTCACCTTAATGGCAAGACGTTGTTCTCAGCTTGATTGTGCGGGGGATAGCCCGAACCCCACAGATGAGGAGAAGAAAACGGCGGAGTTAGCCGATAATATGATAGACCACTTGAGTCTCATCGAAGCTACCGAACGTGCCTGCGGGGAAACCACCCTCGTGGATGCACTGGCGTGGATTTGCGTCTGGGAGAGCGAGCGGGCTATCCGGCAAGCATTCGATAGCTGCCGTGCATCAGGCAACACTGTAGTCAACTTCGAGACGGCAACGTGGGAGACCTGCTTTAAGGTATGCATCAAGGCGGTAATGGAAGAGTGGGACAAACGACACCCCAAGAAGAGATGGGGACCGAATGCAACACAGGAAACCCCGGAGGAGCGGCTTACCCGTCTGGAGGGCAAGGTACACGAGTTGGAAAAGGTCCACCCGGATTTGAATGCTTTGGCATCCAAGGTGGACAAGAGCAGTGCCGAAATGGGTCGTCTCCGGGTCCTCGTTGGCGAGAAGTTGCCGGGTTTGGAGGATATCAGGGACCAATGCCGCCACGCACACGCTGTAGGTAAAGAAGAAGTGACGGGAGTAAGACGGCTCGCTGACGCCTGTGCCACAAGGCTGGAATTAAATCACGTAAGAGACAAGATAACTTCCGTACTCAAAGAGTTGGGATGGACCATCGCATGGGACGAGGATGGACAACCAATATGGAACGGAAGTAGAGAGAGGCATAATGGACCGGTCGATTCAAAAATTATTGGGTATAGCTGATGATGCCAAGCGCATCTATCGTTTCATCGAAGGTGATGTGCAGAAAGAAGAGTACCAGTACTGCCAGATGTTGGACCAACTGGTATTTGGCGACAAGGGCTACGTGGATACCCTCGGACAGACGTGGGAGATGATTCACGACCCTCGTTTCCAGAAGATTGAGAACCTGTTCCTCACCGAGCGCAAAGCAGTATTCGGCGGCAACGCCAGCATTGGACGCCAGTACATGACAGCGGATGGTATCTTCGTATCCATCACCACGGCGGACTTGGAAGAATACACGGAAATCCTTGGGGAAGGCCGGTATTTCCATACCATCATTGCCCACCCCAACGAAACCTGCCCCGTGCGTCTATGGAATTTCCGGCTCTACCCGGATATGCTCGCCGCCAACAAGTGGGAAGTCCCGAAGCCCGAACCAGACCTGAAATGCACCTGTAGCGAGAAACAAGAGGGTCTGGTCATCAACGCCGACTCTCAATTGGTAGCATGGGTCAAGGACCCCCGGCAGCTTAAAGATGCCTCCGACGACTTCCTGTGGGCGTTCATTAGACGGGAATGCCCCAACTACTTCTCACAGGGAGGCAGCCCCAATCCATTGGCAAGACGGTTATTCGACTTGTTCCGGGCGGACCTCTTGGGGCTTATCGCCGACTACACACCCACGCCATTAGTGGACGCCTTCATCGAACTCGAAACCGGGGATATAACCACCGGGGCTACAGAGGATGAAAAACCCAAGGTCTTCCTCGAAGCCGACATCTTGGAGAAGGCGCTGACTTACCGGGCAACCATGCGAGCCACGGCGGCAAAGATTTTGAAGCAGGTGGGAATCGTGGCACAACTGCGGTCACTACCTGACCCCCGGCTCACCGATTTTGAACGGGACCACATGCTCCGCATGGTCTATCAGTCTGACTGGCCTGACGAGAAGGTCCCTCTGGTCATGAATTTGATGACCTATTTAAGCGGCGTAACAAGAAGGCCCTATGAGGACCGGTTAAGGGAACAACTTGCTCGTGCCTCCGAGGATGCGCTCGAAGACTGCCGGGACCTGCAATCCGGCAAGCTCGAACCTATCAATCAAGAAACCGAACCGGCTGTGGAAACCGACCTTGACCCCCACGCCGCTGTATTGGAGTCCATCCTCCGCAACCCCATCAAGGCGGAACTGTTTCTTATTTGGGTAGGGGCGGAAGAACGGGGAGAGAATGGTAAGACCGAGGAAGAGAAACTCAACATGCGCCGGTTGAACTCCATCCTCACTCCCATGTTCACGGACCCGGAGTTCGAGTTGGACGAAAAGAAGTACTGGGAATACATGGACCAAGCCAACCGGCTCGGCTACTATGGTAAACCCACTGTGCAGGTTGTCAAGGAGACGGTCCTCGGCGGCGGCAAACCCGGTGACCCTTGTCTCCTCAAGGAAGTCTACGAGCAAAAGAAGAAAGACGAACCCACCGAGGAGGCAAAATGAGGGAAGTAGGTATACGGGTAGGAGCAATTTGCAGTGGTGATGAAAAGACCAAAATCCTGAAATTTTTCGGGTACGGCGTGTACGAGGGAGACTTCGTTCCCCCAGCCGGGGCCGGGGGTTTTGCTCAGATGTGCCACGAGGCCGAAGTCACCAACCCCCGCATCAAGCTAGACAATGGAAACACCGTGTGGGGCGGCGAATGCTGGTGGGGACCGGAAGAGCAAATCAAGAAGAAGGTCGATGCCTGCATTGCCGCTGGATAGAAAATTGAGGAAGTCGGCATTAAGAAGCTGCGGACCGCCGAGAAGAAAGCAAAGAAAGCGAGAAAATAATGGCAATCGTTCAGTACGAGCATCACGGAGTAAAGGTGTTTGTGGAAGACCGGCTCAAGGGAACGCACCGGGGCAACTGTCTGTGCTTCAAGTGCGCCTCCTTCAAGCCGGGGACCCCGGAAAACTGCCCCAAGGAGCAGGAGCTTTATGAATACTGTGTCAAGCATGGCATGACCACGCCGGTCTATGAGTGCCCGGTGTTCGTGGAAATCAAGCCGGAAATAAAGAGGGTGGAAAAATTCCCGGATTGTCAGTATTGTCAAATGGGTGTGGAACACACCCACAGCAAGACCACCAAATCATCGGCGGTTGCAACCCAGCCGCTCATCAACGTAAAGGCCACTGCTTACAAAGAGCAGAGCTAGGAGACCACCCTGGCGATTGTAGCCGCTCCCGAGGGAGCAGTAGTTCAAGACGGCGACGGCATGGGCGTACCCTTGACCGAGGATACGTCGTAGTTTGTTACGGACAGCCCAATGCTCATCGCAGTAGAACCAGAGTTGTCCCCAACCCTGTAGAGGAAACCAGTTTCCCTCTATGTTATAGGCGGGCTTGCCACAGATTTTTCCCTTAATAAAAAGCCCGCACTTTCTGTTCTTGGCTACAGGCACAGGCTACTCCTTTGAAGCGGGGTCACTTCTTGACCCCTCTGCCAACTGAATCACACCACCATCCAAATAAGGCTCGATAGCATGGCGTAAGTTGTAACTGTTGTCGTCATGCACCACGAGGATGGAACTCATTCTCGGGACGATGATGCACGTCTCGTTTGCCACATCGTGAGCACAGAAAATGTTGTAGGCCATACGGCGGGAGAACAGAACTTGATTGAGGATTTCTCCGCCCGACTTGGAACGGAACACATAGGGAATACCTTCCGCTTGGAAAGTGATGTGGTCAGAAGACGCCGGGGGAATAGTTGCCATGGTCGGCCCGCTCCCCGGCCCCCAAAAGACATAAGAGGCCCGCAGGCCGGGCATCACCTTAAGATACCTGTCCGCCCCGATACCAAGGCTGCTGACATTATTGCTGTCCACCAGCGCCGGGGTGCTGCCCTTGGGGCTGACCCGCCATGAAAGGTTGGGGGTAAAGTTGGCGATGATTTTCAATGACCGGATGGTGCTGAGGTCCTGATTGAACTTCTCATCCTCCGTCGTCATGTTGGCGGAAAGCTTCACCATTTTCGACCCCGGCATGAAGGGGCTACGCTTGTTGTTCTTCCACCACTCTTCCATGGTCTTGAGGTCCTGTTCGGCGCTCAAAGCTTGGTATGCCATGCCAACATACGATTGCAGGTTGAGCATCACCTGTGTGAAGAGGTTGTAGTCCAGCAGGGTTGTGAGCTTCTTGAGAACTACACTCCGGTCATAGCCGGTCGGCTCCGCCTTAACTTCTGGCCCGGCCTCCAGCCAAGAATCTCTAAAAAGCAGGTAAATAAGACCACCCCAGTTATTTGTTCGGTCAAAGGTAAGGTTAGAAAAGTGTTTTAAAAACCAATCCTTGAGGGTTTGTTCAGACTCAAATACCTCATTAACCTTCTCTGAAAAACTTACCGCTACTCGGTCATAAATTTCAGTCGATTCCATGGGCTTTCATCCTTTCTATAAGCCTTTCAAGCTCTTTCCGGCTGGCGTTATTTTTTAACAAGTTAGCTCTAAAACTCACCACCCAAACATTACTTTTAACATACCCGGATGAGGGGTTTTTCCTATCTAACGAGGGAGTATTTCCATCCCAACCATGTTTTTTATGGGTAAGTTTTATATCCAAGAGGGGGCAAACCTCTGGAATGATGATGTCATCTGGAGAAATGTTGAATAAAATCCCCCGCTTTTTGGCACGGCTCTTAGCTTTTTCCCACAGCCTGAATTCCGGGGTAGACTTATGTTTTTCCAACCTATATTTGTTTCGTCTTGGTGAACAAGCCTTACACCCCCCTGATTGACTACGGGGATAAAAATTGAGATTCCCTGTTGTAGCAATCAAGGTGTTTCCACAATCACATCGGCATAACCAATATTGTGCATTTTTGCTTTTATAATGTGGGGGTGCCTTGGTTCTTTCTACCACAACTAATTTTCCGAAACGTTTACTAGTCAAATCCATACGCTGCTTTCGCCTGCATCCGCAGCTTGTAGATACCCCTTGATGGAGGACACTAGCGGACACCAGCTTTTCAGTGCCACATTTGCACCTGCATTTATAAACTACTCCCGAGTGACTTGAACCTACGGGTTGACGTTCCCCCACCGTCCACCACCCAAATTGTTGTCCAGTTAAATCCTCACGATGGTATTTTCCGTTGTTCATTACCGTATCCCCCACTAATTAATCCAATAGTTCGGATTTTCATTCCGTGGGGTCACCACCGGGAGCATCCACCACCTCTTGTGCCAACTCATACAGCGGCTCCCGCTCTCCCGGAGGAATGATGCTATCCTCATTCATTAAGTCATAGAGAGGGTCATCAACCCATTGCGGGTGGAAACACAGCTTGAAGTTGAACCACTTGAGCTTCAACCAATCCAGAGCCTTGAAGAACTTCTCCCTCCGTTGTAGCCAGCGGGAAATGGGCGGTGCCGGGCGGATAATGACCGGTATGGAAGTTCCAATTACGTTTTTGTAAACAACGCTCTGAATTTCGGATAAGCGGCCATTTACGATGAATGGTTCCTTACCTCTCCCGTCAGTACCAACTAACATCTGAGGAGGGCGGTCTAAAAGCTCCGCTTGCCGGGCAGCGGCTTGTCCCGCTCTACCGGGGAGAGTGGCTTCAACCTTCCCATCCCCGCCGCAGCACTCACAGGTCTTGTAATTGTAGCAGGAGCAAGGCTGCTCACAACCGCAGCGCTCCTCATCGGTGAGAGGGACTTCCCCCTCCCCTTTACAATCGGGGCACTGGTCGGTAAACCCCAAATGTTTGCTGTTCTCGTAAACTTGCAGGGAATCGTCTTGGTTACCCATTTTTATCCTTTCCTTCCCCCATCTGAATGAACGGAAGGGGACTCAATCCCGCTTCCATGGCATGAGTGGGGAGATTATGACGCATGTATCTTTGTAGAAGGGATTCGTCGTCAACCTTGAAATGCCGGGCGACGGGCTTGAGGAAATACATCAATCGTTTCTGCCATGTGTCCAACTTGGCTTCTTTCATGAACGGATGGTCTTTCTCATCCACGATGGACTCCAAAGATTCACGAGCGTTCATCTCGTCTTCTTCCTTGCGCCAATCCTCTTGCGTGGCGTTGCTCTTCTCTCTGATGCAGAACTCATGCCCGTGAATAACCAGGCACCCCGGATTGCAAGCCAACTTGACCATCTCGAAGAAGAGGTCTGTATTTTCCTTTGTTGTGAGGACACGTCCGGTCCTGTCTATCTCCATAATCTTGTCGATGAACATCTGCTGGGCACTGTTACTCATCTTTTATCTCCAGAACGTGTTTCAACAGACTAGCCTCCATACGCTGGATAGATTGCTGGATTTCCCGATAGGTGCTGGGATTAGCCCAATCCTTGGGGTCCTGCAATAGCCGGACAAGGTGCCGCTTGGCGGGACCCAAGTCTCCGAGAATGAACTCAGCTTGCGCAAGGGTGATTGTCGCCATGTTGACCCTTCATGGGATACTTGTAGATGGCATCCCGGATTTCGTCGGCGAGGCGGGCGAACTGACGTAGGAAATAACCTCCGTCCCTACCTTCCAGAACGGCCTGCCCGCCATATGAGCAGCCGTCCAGAGCTTCCTGATAAAGGTCTTTGAGGCAATCCCTGCCGTTATGGGGACGAAGCCGCTGACCGTATTTTTTCTCCCCCCACACGATACGAGCCTCATGGTCCTCGGCGACCCGCTTGAGGTGCATCTCAGTCATCACCCGCTGTACATACCGGCCCACGTCTTCTTCATTGGGTGGGGCGGTGGGCATGGGTTCGGCGAGCGTGGGGTCCAGTTTTTCAGGGAGAGTAACTACGTTCTTGCCATGAAGGTCACCACCCTCCTGATATCGAACATAAGTCGGCGGCTGGTATCTAAGGTGTGAACGAATATTCCGGTCGCCTTGAGGGATATTGGAGATGGTCTCATATTTTCTCCCCGGTCCCACCTCTATCATTCCACCATGCTCATTGATGATGGGGATGACTTCCCAATCCGGCGTAATAGACTGGCTAAACGCTTCCCACGCCTCCGGCTCTCCCGGCGCTTCGATGAAATACTGAGTGTAGTTGTCTTGACAAAAGAACGTGCGGTACCCTTTGCTCATCTGCCCTCCTCATCCTCTTATTACTCAAATTTTTGAGCTTTCTAGAGTAACAAATGACAATGACCGAATAACTTAACTTTCTATTTCTTATGTAGGGGGAGCTATGTTCACCGTTTACAAAATCACTTGCCTTGAGAATGGAAAATTGTACATCGGCTACACAAAACTTTCCTTGAAGGAACGATGGTGGAATCATATAAAGTATACAAACCGTGGGGCAACCACCAAACTGGCTAATGCCATAAGGAAACATGGCAAAGATGCCTTTAGGATTGAGCCTATTGTACGTACCCCCGACAAATCTGAAGCCATTGAGCTGGAAATCTCATTGATAGCTGAAAACCACACACGGGGAAATGGATACAACATAACACCCGGTGGTGATGGTGGTCCCACATCACGGGCACCGTTCAGTGCTGAGCGCCGTAAGCATATGAGCGAGGTTCTCAAGGGAATTCCTAAATCTCTTGAGCATCGTGCTCACCTGTGTGGACCACGGCCTTGTATAACAGGCAAAAACAACCCGTTCTACGGGAAACACCACACTGAAGAAACTTGTAAGAAAATTGGTAACCGAAAGTATGCCCGTGGCAAAAACCACCATCTGTACGGAAAACCAACCGTTACCTCATTCAAGTCTGGATTCCTTCACCCAAGGTCAATACCGATAACGATAAACGGAAAGAATTATGGGTCTATTTCTCTTGCAGCCAAGGACCTTAACATAACACGTCCTAAACTAATGAGGCGGTTGAAATCGGGTAAGCCTATTCCACCCGTCCAGAACTCTTTAAACTCTCTAAGTATTCCAACCTAGTAGGCATCTTGGACTCCATTCTCTGTATAACTTGTTCGATAGAAACAGGGTAGAAGTTATTGCAATCAACTCCTACATCCATAGAGAGAAGGTGCGGCTCATCAGGGAGCATTCCATGAGAATGCCCATAAAGATGATAGCTGTTATAGCAAGAATTTCTCCACGTGCGCATGGCATAGTGGCAGAGCGTAACCATCTTCTTGCTCTTGTCATCAAACCATGGCTGACCAATTTTGATTTCCTCAAGCTGGCGTATCCAGACAAAAGAGTTGTGTTTCTTCATCATCTGAACAGCAATACCGTCGTGGTTTCCCTGTATGACGTAGAAGTTGCCGTTGAGTCGTTTCTGGATTTCCACGCACTGCTCCAGTTTCATCTGGAGGTAGAGGTCCCCGAGAACGTAGACAAGGTCCCCCTTCTTAACTACAGCGTTGTGGTTGGCGATGTACGCCTCGTTCATTTCCTCCACGCTGGAGAAGGGCCGCTTCTTGGTGGTGATAAAGTACCGGTATCCCAAGTGCCAGTCGGCGGTGACCCATAGATTCGGTTGTCCGTTAAGGATTATCACGCTATGTTCGTACCTTTCTTCGGTCTCGCATCCTCGGGCGGTGGGATAGTGGGAAGCTGCGGCATCGCATTGCCAAAAGGCGGCATCAGGAATGGACGCAGCATCTTAAACGCATCCTGTATGCACTCGCCCTGTGTCTCCACCTTAATGGTATCAGGATGAGCATTCTTCCACGCCCGGAGGTAGATAAGCTCGGCGTGTTCAGCCGCCTGCTCGCACTGCCCGGCGTACTCGCTGTATTGGTACGTCACCATGACAAGCAAGAGAGTGAGAATTATCAAGACAGCGGAGACTACCTTCATGATTTTTTCGCTGTTCATGGCATTTGGCTCCTCATATCCTTTGCTATCTTATCTATTTCGTCATAAGCAAGGTCAAGGCCGGGCACGATGACATCAGCGTGAGCGACCAGCCAAGGACTTGGATTGTCATCATCGCAGATGACAACAATCCACTTGTCCAATTCGTGAGCGTACATGATTTCCATTGCCGTGCCCCAGCTTGGCACAGGACAGTAAGTGAGGACGATATCCGACTGAGTAATGGAAATCTTATCCCGTTTGATTACCCAAAGAGAAGCGGACTTGAGGTCAACATCATCTCGATATTGCATACGGCTGGGGACAATGATATTCACTCCGTAGTGAAGGCATTTGCTGGAGGCTTGAAGCTCCTCCGGGGCCATACCGCTGTGCCCAAAGCCCCCTGTGGCAAGTTGATAGTGCTTAATGACGGCCTTTCGCCAGCCGTAAGCTTGCTCGTCAGTTAACCCCTTAATGCCGCCCGATAGATAGATGTTTATCAAATAGTCTCCTTCTACCTTTGCCCGAAAGTATCCCGTGATACCGCTACCAGCGTGAGCTTGTTGAGGCTGCGGACCATCACCGAGAGTCCCTTCATGTAAAAACCCTTGACGATATTCCACAGTTGTTCCTCGGCTACTTCAATGACCTCGTTATGCTTGTAGGGAAGCACCAAGTCTTCTTCACCGAACCACGAGTAGATGCTGATTTTCATAGGCCGCATAGCTCCTTTACCAGCATTAGCAACCGGATATCTTCCTTGGGGCAAAGCTCCCTGAGAACCTCGCCGGGGTCGGATGTTTCCACACCACCCACGGCTACTTCCATCTGCGTCAAGAACTGTTTGACTTCCTCCGACTTGTCGATATGACGGACTTCCCGGTCGGCAGTAACGAACGCCTCCGCCAATGGCTTTACGGGCAGGGCGATTTCCTTGTACTTCGGTCCCTGCTCGGAGAATGACAGCACGGCTACAGACACGGGGCGCTCCGCTTGGTCGCTGTCTAATGCCGCTCGTGCGAGACTCCCCAAATGCACATGGGTGGTGTTACCCACCTTCTTGGTTTCCTGCCGCCCGTGGTCATGACCCCAAAGCAAAAAATCAAAGTCTGAGCCAGCAAGTTCGTCGTAGCCGATGACCCGTTCACCAAAGTAATCGCTGGGTCCGCCCGGCTGACCATAGGCATGAACGATGCCCACAAAGTAGTTGGCATCCCCATGTCTGTGGGAAGCCTTTATCCTATGCAGCGTCTCCTGACCGTGGTCATAGGGAAAGGACTGTACCTGTACCTTCAAGGAAGCAAACTGCGAACTCACCATCAGGCACTCTTCGGTCAGGTCCGCATAGGCCCCGGAAGCGATAAGAAGGCCGAGGGGCTGACCCGAGAGCGAATCCATCCGCTCGCCCCATGCCAAGTCGTGATTGCCCACCGCCCCATACACCCGGCCCATGGGGAACTTCCGCAATGTCCGCAGCGTCCGCACAAGGAGAGACAGACTGTTAGCAGGGTGGTGGGCCTTTTTCACGTGGAATACATCCCCACCACAGAGTGCGAAACCCTTAACCTTTTCGGTCAAGTCCCGGATGAAATCAAGCTTCTCCAAAATGACCGATTCATAGTCATCGCCACGTTGTCCGGGCGGAATGGCGCTAAGATGCCAATCTGTTGACCAAACAAAATTGATTTTCACATATTCCGACTTTTCGATTCTCATATATGACAACTCGTTGTGGAATCTATCGTATAGTTAATACTGTCACGGGGGTGTTTTACATTGGAAGTTCTAAAAACATCCCCTGTCGATGGAGAACTCACCTTAAACAACTGAGACATAATACACATGGAAACCAAAAATTACAAAACTCTTGGAATAAGCATGGAGAACAAGCCTTTTCTTTTGAGGTAATCGAACCATGTCCAGAACAAGGGATGAGGGAACGAGAAACCTATTGGATTCAGGCGACATGGATGTTCAACTACAATTTGAGCGAAAAAGGAACCGGGAATGTAAGGCGAGGTTGGCACCACACCCCCGAAACAATAGCTAAGATGAAAAGTAAAAAACACCGTCCATACACGGAAAAAGAAAAATTAGCACAATCTTTGCGTCTAAGGGGTATACCTAAAACTTATGAGCATAGACAAAATATATCTAAAGCAAAAAAGGGCAAGGATTCCCTCTCCCCAGAAGCCCACAAACGACAAGCTATAAGCCTAAGCCAAACCATTAAAGGAGAAAACAATCCTAACTTTGGGCATAGGTGGGGTGAAAAACAAAGGAACAAGATGTCTCATACCTTAGCTACCAAAACATATAACTTTACCTGTGACCATTGTAGCCGGATATTTACGGGAGTGACTCGTTCTTCCTATGGGGGACATCGTAGAAAATGTCTCCTTTATTCAAGCACCTAATCACCGCTTCTCTGATATCGACCGATACGGTAATCATAAGGGTTATTACTCTATTCTGAAGAATTTTCCGGTTTGGCGTGAGCAATAGCGTATTCGATGGCGTCAACGTCTTTCCAAGCGTCTAAGTACTGTTGCCCCACCACCACATCACATTTGGCAAACCGGGCGATAATCAGCAGGTAGTTGTATCTGCGTAAGGTTGCAAGCCCGAAGAACTCTCCATATTCCTTCGGGACCTGCACCCTATCAACCTCTGTCCAATCCGTCAGTCACCACTTTTTCCACGGTACAGGGCATCGGCGGCTACGCTTACTTCCCCCTCTCCCTCTCCATGTAAGCCGGGGGAAGTAGAAGAGTCCCCCGCCTCAAACCATGCTTTGGGAACTTGGGGGAAAGCATACTCGATACCGACGAAGTTACCGTAATCCAACACATACTCCCGGTTTCCCGGTTTGACGATTCCTCCACGGGTTTCTCCCCCTGCTGTATAAAGAAGCAGGCGTTTGAATCCTGAGAGGATGGCGTTGGCGTTCGCTGTAGTGCCCTTATCGTCTTTCCACCGCCCCATCAAGGCCCCGATGGTATCATTCAGGTCTTTAAGGAATGCCCGGCTGTAACGTCCCCGGTAGTTGTTCTTGTAATCCCCGTAGGAATAAAACGCCATTTCCATACGGTCAGTCATGCCCTTCAAATACTCGAAACTGATTTGGTCATTCTTACTTACTAAAGTGATTTCAGACACGATGGTACCCTCCTGTTGAGATACAAGCCGACGCCCTCCGGGGGCACCCTCGCCCTGCTCTACTGCTGCGGTTGCACTGACGCCGGGTCAGTGGTCCGACTAAGCTCTTCCGCATCCCACTTCTCATGCCGTGCAATCTCTTTTTCCACCCACTCATATTGACTGGGGTCATGAGCAAACTTCTGGCGAGCTTCTTCTAGCGTAAGCTCTAAATCTACCACCCGCTCACCGACGAAGTGTTTCCATATCGCCTGAAAGACCGGCTCACAGATGTACAGATGCCAGAGGCTCCCCACATCATCTCCGAACCACTCTCCGAAGGTGCAGGGGTGCTCTTTGTCGTCCTCATCATAACTTCCTTGAATGTTGGTGATAAACTTGGGTAGGGGAACCTCACCGAGCCAATGACAGAGCCACTGTTGCCAACCCCACAGCCAGTCGGCAAATGCCCAATGCCAGAGGCGGGATTCGCACATTACGATAACCCGGACTTCATCCCCCTTCCAGCCCTTCATGGAGGTATGCCAATTCTGAACACGGCGGCTGAGAATGTAGTCCGGCACGGTGCCAAACATAAACCGCAGCGGGGAGTACAGGATGTTTCCGAATTCTGCCAGTTTACCCATTAGATGTTGATGATTCTGCCCGGCAGATTATCGCTGACGGGGGGCTTGCGCAGGTTAACGAACCCCGGCTCAAAGTTGAATATGCGGATGATTCCCGCCGCCGCTCCATCGGCTATACCAGCAATGCCGGAATAGATGATGTCTTGGTCTGCTCGAACCCGCTGTGCCAACACCAGAAAATTTGCTGCCCGGATGGCGGTCAGTATGCGGTCACGAACCTCCGACTCCATGTCGGGACCGGCCTTGGGAAACGCCAGATGGGTGTTTTGCTGACCCGCTAGAACCTCGGGTTCCGCAACCTGCTTCTCTTCTTTGTAAACATCAAGCTTGGTAACTGCCATATTAGCCCCCTAAGAATATTACTGAACTTTAACTCTTTTCTTTTAGCTCCGTGGCTAAAGCGGTCAGTCCGGCGTTCTTGAGCATCAGGTCAAGAGCATCGGCTATCTCCCGTGCATATTTGGCGGCGGGGGCAATGTGTTTGACCTCGTACTCCATCTCTGTCAGTGCTTTGACCGCCAACGCTACATTACCAAGGCTCCAGCGGTCAGCAATCTTGACCCCCGAGACAGCCTCGAACTTGTCTACTTCCCCCCTGAGACGCTTGTAATCGCCGCCCACGCACTTCTTCCCATACTCCACCCCCTCTGCGTACTGTTTCTTGGCTTCTTCATCCGGGCAGTAGGCTTGGTTACGGAGGAGTGAGGCTACAAACAGCCGGTCAAGGGGAACGGGGGTTAGAGGCAATGCCGGGGCGTCAACACGCAGAACCCCACCATGCATGGAGAGTTGCCCCCATGTCGATGGAAGCTCCCCGGTCTTGACTATGGTGGGGTCGGACAATACCAACCACCAGCGGTCACAGTACTTGGCAATAGACTCAGCCTTGTCAGGGTTCTTGAGTTCATTGAGAAAATCGTTGCGGCTGGTCTTAACCTCGAAGCCATGCACTTCCAACCCCCGGCTGGGGTAGCAGTTCATCGCTACGGCGGCGGCGGTGAGGGGCAACTGAGCGAACCCGGTGCCATTCCTTAACTGCGGGAAGAAGGCCCACTCCGGGGCTGGATGCCGCTTAAGAAGGGCGGCGACAATGTCTTGCTCAGACCAACGAACAGCGGGAATTGGGGGTATTTTAGGCATAGGCAGTGCGTATCAGAATGTCAGCATCGGTAGCATTTACTTTTCCAAGCAGAGCATCGGAGGCAACTCTCGCCAGCTTGGGACGAAGCCCCTGCCGGACGGCGTTTGCCGCCAGTTTGACTACTATGCTTTTAGTGACCGTGGGACCATTATCCCCGGTAAACCTTTTCCAATTATAGGTTTTCTTATTGATAAGAGCGTCCTTGCCTTCGGCAAGAATCTTATCTCCCAGTTGAAGGGGGGTTCCAAAGATAAAGGCAACCGTGCTCATCTCCACGAGACTGGGAACGACCACAATGAAAGCCCGGTCACTGCTCTCCAGAAGTTTGATTTCCGTCTTGGTGCCTCCCCACCGAACCCGCACTGGGTCTTCCTTGATGTCGGCTAATGTAGAGGCTATCTCGGCAATCGTGGGTCCATGAAATTGGGGGTCAACTTCCAGTGTTACCATTTATCCTCTTCCACTTTTCGTAGACCAAGATTAGCCACGAGATAAGAAACCCAATGAACACGACGATGGGAGCAACCCAAAACCACCTCAGTGGGAGGTGGTAGATAAGAAACATCCCCACCCCTCCCCCTATCCATAGCGGGGTGAGAAGCACAAGAAAGAATCGGCACCAGCCCGGCTTCATACTCGTTCATCCTCCTCATCCGAAGGTGGGAGCCGCTCGTCATCGGTAATCAGGTGTATGGGACGGGCGTCTCCGGTCTTCTTAAATGCCCACTCTTTTTCAGGCGGCGGTTCCTCGGGAACAAAATCCTCCGGGGCTAGTGCCTCTTCAAGCTGGGGGTTGTGTTCGCCCAACAGCTTGCCGGGGGTGTCCGTCGTGATTTCGCCGCTGCCGTTGAATAGTGGCATGTGGGAAGTCCAACTGGCATTCACTTGGTCTTTCCCCATGTTGTACTTGTCGGCCTGCGTGCGCTTATGCTCTTTGATTTCCCCCCGGAGAGACTTCACGGTGTTGATGAGGCTCTCCATGGTGACATCAAGGTCGTTAGTCAAACGGGAAAACTCAGCGTCGGCAAGCTGTTTGACCTGTGCGGCATTCAGGCGGATGTATGCTTCTTCTT